AAAATCACCAAATTTGTTTTTCATTTTCACCGTCCATTCACCTAGCCCCAATGCTCCATCTTTAATAAATTTTGCTCCAATAATAGCATAATCAGCTAATTCAGTTGGGTCAGGTGATCCACTAAATAAACGCCCCTCACGCCTTCTTTCTGCAATACGTTTTTCTGCTTGGTTTGCAAGATCATCAATCATCTTGCTTGCCTTTTCAGAAATGATTTTGATTTTAGATGGTCGTGACTTTAATTCCTCTTGAAGGTCAGATATTGTTTTCTTATGTTCTTCAAGTTGTTGTTCTATTCTGTTTTTTTCATCTTCTAATACTGAAGCGTTGCGATTTGTTTCAGCAGTTGATCCAGGTTCTGCATCCGCTACTTGTTGCCTTGCATTATCAGGACTGCTAATTGGTTCTGAAGGAACATCTTTTAATGCATTATCAATTCCTTGATTAAATTCTGTTTGATTTTTCTGCTCTTGTTCTGAATATGATTTTACCTTATCAGATAGTTTTTTGGCTTTATCTGCTTGGGGTAAAGTAAAGTTTGATTTTGTTGTTTTGTAGAATGAATCCTGCATTCCATAAAAAGTTCCAGTATCAATATCATTACCACCTCTTAAATTTCCTAAAGCTGATCCAGCTTGGCTAATCATTGCTTGTGATCTATCAATCCATTTTTGATGTGCATCTCTTGCGGCTATATATTCTGGAGAATTTATTCCCTTGCGAGATGCTTTTTCGGCATTTTGAGCCAGTTCAAAGGTTTTTGCCCTTACAATATCTTGATCATCAGTAGAGAATCGTTTTGTAGCTTCAAAATTATTCAAAACTTTCTCTGCATTTGCTCCTTTTGAAATCAAATTTTGACCCCTATCTAAACTCTCTTTAGGAGAAACGCCTTCTTGTGGATTTGGTGCTATAATCTCACCCCTTGATTCGGCCCTCTTCATTAACCTAGCAGAAGGGCCAATTATTTTGGGGGCTTCACTTTCGCCATTAGTTTCAATCGTTGGGGTTGTTACTTCTTCTTTTGGGACTTGACCTTCTTGGGCAGAGACTTCTGTTTCGTTTTGTCGGCCCACTCCTTCGCCCACGGCTGGTGCGTTGCGAATGCCCACTTCTCTTGTTGTTTGCTTTTGAATGGCATTTTTTTCTGTTGGTTGTGCTTCAGCTACGGGAACTTCAGCGGGTTTTAGTTGAGCAATTCGCTCATTATATTTTTGTTCATAAAGTTCAGATACTTTAGGGCCAGATGGAATCTCTCCAGAACTTACAGCCTTGTTTGTTTCCGATCTTGCATATTTATGAGCTTGATATTCATTCTCTGCCCTCAATGCCGCTTCAATAGGATCAACTCCTTGAGCTACATTTGAATGAACATTTTGGTAATCAATAAGAGAAATGTTTTCATTTCCACGCAATCGCTGTAATTCAGCAATTCCTTTTTCATATTCTACTTTTGGAGCCATTGTTTTAGGTTCTTTGCCTCCAGGAAGAACTCCGGGTGTAGGAACCATTTCAACTTCAGCGGTTGGTTCTACAGCAGGGGTTTCTCCAGCACCCGATACAGGTTGTGGGGATTGCTCGGTAGCTGATGGTTCCTCGGTTGGTGCTTCAGCTATTGGAGCTTCAGCGGGTTTGGTTTTTCCACTTGAAATATCAATATATTCTTGGAATGCCTTTTCTCTTTCTGGACTACCTTCTGGATGAGATTGAACTTCCTCCCATTTTTGTTGCAAAGCGGCATCTCTTACTGAAGATTGAGGAGCTTCTTCTGGTGAAGCAATTGGTTCAACGGATGGAGCTTCAGCAACAGGTGTAGGTGTTTCTACAACAGGTGTAGGGGTCTCATGCAATGTATCAGCATTAGCAATAATCTGTGCTTCTTTCTCATTAACGCCAACAACACTAGATGGGGCAATCTCTGGCATTGGCCCACCAAGTTCTGTGTCAGCGACTTTCTTGGCTTCTGCTCTAGCCTCTAATCCAGCACCTACTCCATGAAGACCGCCAAATAAAATATCTGGTACAGCTTGTTCCACATTGGGCAAGAAATTCCCGCCTTCTGCTTTCCTTAATCCACCAGAGACTCCAAGATTTACTCCAGCAGCAGCAGTTCCACCAACTAATCCCTTTATCAAAGGAGATGCGCCCTTAAGCAGAGCAGATGTTGCGGCGGTTGTTAATGCTCCTCCCACAGTATATGCGGCAAGTGGAGGAACAGAAGATACAGCGGCTTGGCTGCCAGCTTGGTGTCCAGCTTCATCAAGTTGCTTTTGGTCGGTTACTCCTTGTTGTTTGAGTTCTTGAACCTTTGCATCGTATCCCTCGCCGTATGCTTGGCTGCCACTCATCACTGCCATTGCTGGCAATGCTAATGGGCCAGCCACCATTGCAGGAGCTAATCCAATAACTCCACCAACTCCTCGACCTAATTGGGCGGCAATAGATGTATCCTTTTGATTAACACCCAAAGCAGGGAACATTCCAGCGGCTTGTTCGCTTAATGCACTTGCTTCTTTTCCAAGCTGTTTCCTTTGTTGGATTAATTCTTGTTGTTGAGTATCAGAAGCGTATTGAGGAAGTTTAAGAGTCTGTTCTTTCTGTGCTTGAAGATCACCAATCTCTCTCTGGAGATCATTAATCTGATTTCCATATTCAGCAGTAGAGAATCCTTGCTTTTTAACAATCCCTTGGATGGAATCCAACGCTGATTGTTTATCAGCAATTGCTTTATCAAATGCAGTTGTAGCCTCTTGAGTTGTAGCTCCACGTTGGAAAGGGGCATTGACTCCAGAAATATCTGTAACGGGTGCGGCTCCTGCCCTCTCAAACCCACCAGCAGTTTGAATTGCTCCAGCGGCAGTCTGTGCAGCAGCAGATAATGGTAAATTCTTATACCAAGGCAATTCTGCTGGAACCTCACCAACTAGAGGAACATTAGAAAATGGATTATCCTTTTCTAATTCTATCTTTGGTTTTGCAATAGCAGATGCAGATGCAGGTGCAGATGCTTTTCCAAGCATGGGAATATCAGCAAATGGATCTTCTTCTACAGGTGCTTTTTTTTCAGATGTTTGCGTAGCAGGAAGTCCACCATACGAATTAGTTGCTCCAGTATTAGGAGGCAAATTCAATTGCTCCCCATTTGGCCCTATGGGAATATCATTAGAAGGAGCAGTTGGTACAGAACCAGCTTGCCCTTTTCCCACAATAGGAATATCGGCAAAAGGATCGTCCATGACCTAGCTAACAGATTGGCTCTCTTCTTGGGTTTGTGGCTCTTCTGTATCTTCTTGGGCAACTCCACCAGAGGCGGCAGGAAGCATTCCCATTCCAGCTTGAGGATTACGAGCAGGTGCAGATGCAGGGGCAGAAGATGCGGGAGATTTTGAAGTCATAGTTTTCAGTTTCTTCATTACTAACGCTGGATCACGACCCGCTTGAATTGCTTTTTGTGCCGCAAGAGCATTTTCAAAGTTTGGATCAGTAAATCCTGGCAAGTCTTTCTGTACTGCTTGATAATAATTAACCGCTGTAGCAAAACTTGATGCAGCATCGGAATCTTTTCCAGAAACAAAATCTTCTAATCCTACTTTTTGATTATTGTAAGCAGTAGAAATAGCGTTTCTAAATTTTCCAGTTTGATTTGCAAGCGTTGATCCCGTTACTGGCGCAGATTGCTTTGATTGGGGTGTATAATCAGGATTAATCTGACCCGTCTGTAAGTCCATAAATCCTGGATACTTTGCCGCCAATCCAAGATTCCTACCTTGGATCATAGCTTGAGTCCTCATCATGTGCTGTGCATTGATATTGGCAGACTGTGCCATATTCACCGCATGATTAGCCATAGGGGCAAGCAAAGGATTCTGTGAAGCTATAACGCTTGCAGAATAAACATCACCAAGGCCATTAGGATCTCCACCAGCAATCTTTGCCATACCAGTTTGGTATTGTTGCTGAAGCATAGGCAACATTGCCTGTGCAGACTGCGTAGCCGCATGGGTCTCAATAGCATTTCCAATCTGTTGACCAAGACCAGCAAGTTGATTAACAGTCTGGTTATTAGCTTGTTCTATTGTTCCGAAATTTGCGTATCCAATTGGCATAAGTTTTATCCTTGATTATAGTATCCAGATTGCCCACCACCAGAGTAATAAGCAGGGATAGCACCCTTACCGAATGCGGCTTGTACGGCGGCAGGGGTTTCATAAAAACCACCAGAACTTAATTGATCACTTCCAAATTGATTGCCGTATGCGGCAGATCCTTGTGATGGCGATCCCAAAGAATTAAGGTAATTGGCTTTGTTCATTGCTGTATATCCCTGCAATCCAAGCTGACCTAATCCAAGTCCCATCTGATTCTGCATTTGGTTCTGCAACTGCTGACCTTGGTATTGGTTGAATGCTCCTTGGTATTGGCTTTCTGCTAACTGATTCCCTTGTCCAGCAGCATATCCTGCAAGTTGAGTTCCCAAACTACCAGCTTGGAGTCCAGCGGCTAATCCCACTTGGGGGGAAACAACCATTGTATTAGCGAGCTGTTGCCATGTAGGTGCAGCACTCAATCCAAATTGGGAAAGACCAAGGCTTGTTTGACCAATGTTTCGAGCAAAATTCTGTGGAGCTTGTCCACCACCAGAGAAAAGGTTAAATCCACCACCAAGGTTCTGTGCTACCTGACGATTGATGTTTTGCTGAACATCTTGAGGAACTTGCCCTTGGATGTAGGAATTGATTTGTTGAAGTGCTTGCTCCCTTTGTGCAGAAGAACCGGGAGTAACCTTATTCTGGAGACGAATATTCTGTGCCGTTCCTTGATTGGAGAAATCAATTCCTTGTTGTGCAGCTTGATTGTAAAGATTGGAAGCAAACCCTTGGGCTTGAGGAGCCATTTGGTTATACTGCTGTTGCTGAAGTGCAAGTGCCTGTTGAGGATTGAATTGAGGAACAGATGATGTATTTGAACCACCACCTAATAATCCAGATCCACCAAGACCACCAACCAATGCTCCCACCCCTGCTCCAACAGCAGTTCCAATTCCGGGAACAACAGAACCCATCATGGCTCCTGATGCAGCTCCACCTAATGCTCCTGTTGCTGTTCCTGATCCTGAGAATGCCATATAATTGTTATATTAGATATTTAGAATTAAATCAATAAGGCCATGTTGCCCCATCATCCCACGCATAAGTAGGAACCAAGGCATTAAGCATCATGTTGTTTGAGAACTGCCTAATCGGGCTACCCGTAGGCTCTTCCCTATCAGCAGTCTCCCTATTTACCTCAAAGATAGCATTCTGGAGTGATGTGTTATAAAGCTGATCACTTCCTTTGTTCTCACGATAAACAACTGCCATGACAGCAGAGATCATGGCTTCTGGAGTAAATTCTACTTGTTCTTTAAGATCAACAAGATCGTAGTAATTCTTCTTGCAATAAAGAATCACCGAATCCCTTACCTTGCCTTGGATGAAATACCTACGGAAAGAAGGGTTAATGTCATAAGGCTGATAAACTGCCAACAACATTCTGATGCTATTATCGGGATCATACGCATAAACCCTTACCCTTCCATTAGTCTGTGTTTTGGTGCATTGGAACAGACTCTTAAAGAAGTTTACCGAGTAAGTAAAATTAGGGGCATTTCCCAATACAAGCGTCTCACTGATGCGAGTTCCATAAGCATTATCACCGAATAGGGTAATCTCTTTTCCTGCGTCTAGCGGGGATTCTGGCTCGATTGCAAGCTGGTATGGTGAGGCATCATAGTTCTGGAAGGTAACGTGCTTTCCACCAACCTCGATGAATTTCTTGTTACTACCATTCCAAGCATATCCTTGTCCCCAACCATTGCCATACCCACCGCTAGAGGCATCACCCCATGAATCTTGGGGGATGCTCTGATACCATTCATTTCCAAGGCTAACGGGGCTTCCATCTATCCAAGCCAATCTGACTTGCTTGTAGATACTAGGAAGGGTTAATAGCTGATTAACACAAGCTATACATACATAATCACAAGTTGCATCAGTGTCCGTTTTATTCCACAACAGACTACGAGCCTTGTTCATGTATGCAAGTTGTACCGCTTGATTGCAAGTACCGCTATTCCCTGCATAGGGTTTTATAGCGTTTAGTGTATATGCAACATCAAAAAGCATAACCTAGATCATTTCTCCACGGGTAATGGGACTACCCACAAGATTCCTTGTGGTTTTCAATTGTGGGCCAGTAGTGGTCTTCACATCCGTCAATTTAATCGACGGCATCGCTTTGACCTTGAGCATCCTGCTCCTCATAGCCCCAAGATTAGGGAGCCTTGAAAGAGCCATATTAGATCCAGTCTGCGTTAAAAGGAGTTCCCTTGCCCATTGCGGTCTCATTAGCGGGGCCACCTACAGAGAATGCACTCTGGCAGGATTCACCAATGGACTTAATGCGGGCAGTACGAGCATCCTTATAAGCACGAATAGTAGGAATATCTCCCTTTATCTGCACCCTCTGCATAGGTTGAGGAGTAACAGAATCGGAGACAATCCCACGCTCGGTCTTATCAACCGTGTATTGAACACCGTGAGATGCCATATTATTTCTTGGATGAACGACCGGGGGAAGAAGGCTCTGGCTGTTTAGCACCACTATAAAAGATCCCCGAAAACTCGGTTCCCCTTGGGGTGTTGCTCATGCCTTCTTTGATGTCTCCACGGGTTGAGAAACCCTCGGATTGTAGTTTAGGCTCGGTAGCCCTGTTTGTGTCTTTAGCCATAGGTTTGGTTTGTTGTTTAGGTTAGGTTAGGATGATGCGATAGATGAGACTGTCCAATTAAATCCTGTAATTGAAGCTGTTGTTGCATCAGTAAACAAGACTTGAAATCCAGTAGTTGTTTTGCTTCCAGTAATAATAGCCCAAGACCATGTTCCTGTAGTAGTAGTTGATGCAGTTAATGGTTCAATTACAACTTGGTAAGTTGTATTAGGCATATTTTTGGCAAAACTTACTGTATAAATTTTGGAAGCTCCAGCGGTAATGCTTGTAGTTCCTTGCTGAACATTAACCGCCAAAGCATTGTACTGATTTTGGAGATTCTGGATATTCTGATTGATCGTAGCAATCTGTGCAGGAGTAACTTGCCCAAGTCCAGGAATATTTACAGTCCCATTATTCAGATACAATTGGATAAAGCTGTTGAGAATATCACTCCACTTACCCTCTGGGCAATAATTGCTAGGGACAGTTGGAAAGAGAAGTTGTGCTGGAGAACTCTGGTTCTGCATAATTATTTGATTTGTAGCCTTATTTTAAGTAATTAGCAATGCTTTTATCCAGCAACAGAATAGATGGAATCTGGCAACGGAACAATCCGGTAGTAATCAAGATCCTGTTGACAGGCACATTGAACTGGTTCTGGGTCATTATAGAAAGTATCAGGGCAATACCCTTGCGGAAGATCAATGCTATCATTGAAAATAACAGCAAGCCTCAACCTATCCACAATACAAGATCCAATAATGTTAATTTTTACTTGGAACTCTGCTCCCTCTTGGAGAGGTATTTGAGCATATTTTTCACATTGATCTATGTCTGGAGTCGGAAACCTTAATTGCTGGTATCGAGGTTGAGAAATCCTTGGAACACAATCTGCTGTAATTGGGGTGCATTCATCTAATCCTATCTTAATCGGGTATGAAAGGGTGTTAAAACAGGCATAGGAATCTGGACGAAACTCACACCCCAAAGTAATAGCTTCCTTCAGATTTGAAACCCATACCTCACCACCCACAAGTTGTTTACGAACAAATTTAGAAGCTCCAGGATTAGGCGTGAAGTCATATCTCTTGGTAGTGAAATATGAACCGATCTTTACGCTGCCATATTTAACTGAATAGTCATCTACTCCCGTAAGAAGTGAACTGCTGCTTTGAAGCTCGTAAAGACGATTCACATTGTCAGCATCAAACGAGAAAGCAAACCCACGTTGAACATTATTGATTTGGGCTGTAGCTAATTGGGTTGGTTGCGGGCCTTCCCATAAACCATTCCAGCGTGAAGGCATAGAAGCGTCTGGAGAGATCCTGCTCTCTTGTTCAACATCTAGGACAATCATTGCCCTACTAGGTCGATGGAGTCCACATACAGATGGATCTGCTGTAGATACAGTAAATGGTGAGACAGTTGCTATGAGTCGATTATCAAAGAACATCGCACTCTCAAATTGCCTCATCCAAGGAGTGTCATAGTTTACCCAAGGTTGAACCTCACGAGAGATTTTACGGAAAGAAAGAGCCTGATAAAAATCTACTTGAGCATTGTTGTAGAAAGCCCATCCATCATCAGCCCGAAAATAAACATCGTTATTAACCCCGGCAATACTCCAAGGAGAACGGCAACCACGACCAATAAGGGAAACCTTTTGGATGTTGTTGGTTTGCCATGTTGTTCGGTCTTGGGAGAGATCAAGAGTAAATGATCCATTCTCACAGAACACCACAAGCTCGCCTTGACCTCGCACATTGATGTTGAGGGATGGCATTACCCTCATGCCTGTAATCAACCCAAGGTTGGCAGGAGGTGTAAATGATCCACCTTCTTGCCAATAAGTTTGCTCGGTAAAGTTTTGGGTGTTGGATGTCGTTGTAAATCCGTTTCCAAAAATGATATCAGAAACGTAGATATTGTTGCTGGCGGTGCTTACCGCAACACGCCCATAAGCATAAGCCATGATCGTTCCAATTGGCATTTGTTGCTTAACAGGATTAAGCCTAAAGCAAGTGTTTGGTTGTGCCGCTGTAATCGTTGTATTTGAAGCAGTAGTTGTTGCAATGTTTGACCAAGGAGTAGATGACCCATCTGGAAATACGCTACGAATTTGGAATGCGTATTGGATAGATGAAGATTGAGCAGTAAAGGTATAGGATTTTTGGGAATAAGGAACTAAAGCAATCGTTCCAAATATTCCTTGGTTATACTGAACTTGAATTTCATTCTGAATCGCTCCTGGAGCATTATCCGTCCATGTTAAAGATATGCTAGTTGAACCATTTCCCTTTGCTTGAAGATTGGTTGGAACTCCAGATATGTCTCCAGACCATGCAATAGGATTTTGGTATCCGTTTTGGATATACATCCAATCTTCAGCTTGAACAAACCATGTGTGCATCATGGTTGGATCATTTCCATCAATGAGTTTGTAAAGAGTTCCTACATTATTGACGATAGATAGGAAATAGATTGTTCCAGCAACTGATACCACAAACCCATCTAGTGATCCCGTCTTGATTGATTTATAAGGCCAAGCACCTTGGAAGTTTCCAGTTTGGAAAGCGGTAAGGATGGATGGATCTTGTCCGTAGGCTGGTGTAATTGGAATCTCCGTAAAAGGAGGACGAGTAGCATTTACTCCTTGTCTAAAGGATCGGTTTACACACGATGAAACAAATTCCGCTGGAAGGACTGAAGGATGCGTTTCCGCATCCATTCCAATCGTTAGCGTAGATCCATCGTAAACTCTTCCATCTGCACTCATATAATTGAATCTTTATATAATTTAAGATTAGTAAATCCAGAAGATTTTACATTTTGCCAAAGTTTTTTGGAAGCCAAAGATCGTTGTTTTTTATATTCTTCGCTTTGCATTCTTTCTTTAATATTAATGCTTTGACCAATATACCATTTTCCATTTAAGGAATTACGGAATCCATAAATACCGCACTTTCCATCCTGTGCCATTTTAGAGGAAGCTCAATTCGTAACCAGAGATTTGAAGGGTAAATGAATCACCAGTTCCAAGAACAGCAGTAGTATAGATATTAAAAAAACTATTTAAGTTATTAGGAACAACACAAGTTGTTGTGGAATATGCAATATTTGTTCCTGCTGTTGTGTATGGAGCAACAATAAACGCTCCATAAATTTCATTTGTAGTTGTTACGTTCTGATATGTTGCTCCTGTTGATCCAGCGGCAATATTTGAAATAACTACATTTGCTGTTTGAGTAGCAGCAGCACCAACTAGGCTAAATCGGAAGAATGCTTTATCAACATACTGATATGGGGCGTATGAAATAGATCCAGACCAGTATTTGTTTGTGGCTTGTGTTGATTGTGTTGAGACAACAACATTTGCTGTCTGCCCAAGGTTTACTGCCCTGCCATTCTGGTTGTAGAGAGGATCAATCTGGGAAGATGAATTTGTACGGAATAATCCAATCAAACGGAAATATGTATATCCAGTTGGAAGGGTTGGAGCAGTTGGGCTTATTGAAGCAAGCGTAGCAACGGTAGATGTTGTAGAATTGTAAATTGCAAATACATAATAATAAGTACTTGCAATTAAAGAACCTGTATCAAGTCCATTGGGAAGGCTATTGGTAGAAAGGTTTAGCGTGTAAGTAGAAGAATTATTAATAGCAATACTGCTTGTGTTACTATTAACAACTAAATTTCCAAAATTAACACTCAATGAAGTAACGCTTGCATATGAGATATTTACGGAACGAGCATCGACAAATCCATTTGTAGCTGGAGTAGCAAAAGCTGGAACTCCACCAACCATTGTAAGAACCTGACCAGCAGTTCCAAGTGCGGCCTGTGCAACCACATTAGAAGAGTTCTTATAAACTATGCCTTGGTTAGGGATGATATTTTCAATGGTTCCCCAAGTTGTTGTGCTGCCACTAGGTGATACAATTGGGAATTGTGTTTCAGCAGATGTTGATGGATTAAATTCAACAAGTTGACCCGTGGGAGTAGTTCCTTGAATTGCTCCTACGGTTGAAGATGAAACTTGGTTTCCGTTACCAAGAAAGATTGGATTAGATGCAGATCCATCAGCCCAATTTACAAGGCCAGTAGAGGCATTGTATGAAAGCAAACTATTGGAGTTAAAAGTAGGAACAGTATATTTACAAGAAGCAGAATCTTCTCCTACCACACGCTGAATAACGCCTTGTCCTAATGCGTCACAAGTTGTTGGGAAGTTAGAGTTACAAGCTGAAGGTGCATACTGGACTGTGTTATCACATCCACATCCACCCCATCCATTATTGTTGCATCCACAAGACATAGTTTTTAGTTTTAGTTGGTTTTTAAGAAAAGATCAAGTGCTGTGTTGTGGCAGGGCATTTTAAGAGGTTATTTTAGATTGCAACAATTCTATTTGCTTTGATTGTTCTTTAATTGCTGCCACAAGAAGAGGAATTATATCCGTATATCTTAAAAGTAATTCATTTGGATTATTTGCATCAATTGCTTCTGGAAATACACTTTGAACATCTTGCGCTATTAAAAATGAACGATTTGTTTTTTCATTATCGCAAATGTATGTACCTGTTACAGAGCGAAGTGAATTTACTTTAATGACAGCATTTTGAATTGGTTGAAGATTTTCTTTAAATCTTTCATCAGAAACAGCAGCCCAAGAGGTTGCATTAGTAGTTAAGTTTACTCCATAAGAAGGGCTTCCATTCCAAACTTGAAGATAGCCAGTTGTCGGGCGCAATATCATTGCAGCTTGACTTGTTCCACGACATAAAAGATTTAATGAAGAAGTAAGTGTTCCTCCAGATGGTGCGGTAATTTGAAATTCTGCGTTTCCAGTGGAATCAAGTTCAAGGATTCCATTGGAAGGATCAGTATGTATATTATTATTATATGCTCCTGTATTTATATTTAAACCATTGGCATTAAAACTATTCCATGAATATGTTCCAGATTGAACATAGTTTTCATCACCCAAAATATTAACACTACTAGATCCAGATCCAATAATAGTTAAAGGGTTTCCACCACCACCTCCTTGCGTTCCAATTATATTTAATCTTGTTTGATTGTTAATTGTTAAATAAGGATTTCCACTTGGACTATTATTATTAAATACAGGATTTATAATTGTAATGCTTGTTGATGTTCCAGAAGAAACGTTAATTCCATCAGCATAATTTGCTTCCCACCAACAATTAATAAAACTGATTGCTAAATCAAAACTTGTTCCAGAAAAAGAAATTGCTTTTAATTTGCATTCTTCAAAAACACAACTATCAAATAACAAATCTTGTATATTATTTATTATAATTGCCGACCCAGTTAATCTAGCCCAATCTGAATTTCTTATTCTTGTTACAAAACTATAAGCTGTACTTGAATCAACTACTCCCTGCAAATAAATTCCATTTCCAGTTAAATTTAAAAACTCACATTGATCTACAAGTAATCCGTACCCATAAAGATGATTAATGCAATATGTGCAAGAGCTATTAGAAAAATGGCAATGAGATATAACAACATTTACATTTTGTTGAATATAAATAAATGATCCAATAATTAAACTTGAATTAATTCCAACAAAATTAAAGTTTGATATTACAACATTATTGCTTTGATCTTGAGTAAAATTAATTGTTATACAATTTCCTGTAGTATTTACAATTATTGTAGTTCCTGATCCTTGTCCAATTAATTGAATGTTTTTAGTAATACTTAAATTACTTACAAGATAATTTCCAGAGGGAAAACTAACTATTCCTGTTGCAAAATTAATAGCAGCCTGTATAGCTGCTGTATCATCCGTTACCCCGTCTCCTACAGCACCAAAATCCTTTACATTAACCACATCAGCAAACCGATTAGCAAGCGTTCTAGGCGTAGTGCTTCCAGTAGCCGTTACCAAGGCGTTGTTTGGATTAATTGTAGTGTTAGCGTAAGCAGCAAGCTGACCAGATGTATTTAACCCTACGGCATAGTTAATGGTGTTCTGCTGAACTTGTTGAAGATTTGGCAAGTAAACAGGAGCCTGTGCTGACCCATCACCCCAACGAGTTTTGCTTCCATCATAGATCAGCCAACTAGGATTAAGAGGAATATTAAGCCTATTGATCTGGCTACCATTCTGCCAGACAAGAGGGCCAACCCCTTGTCCTGTGGGGGGGATAATGCTGATTGGAACTGTATTGTAGCAGGGCATAGTAGATTAAATATTAAAGGTTTCCCATACTTACCCAAGTTCCAGGTGTTCCAGCAACGGTACACATCCATCCTTTAGGTGATCCTACTGTAGAAGTTTTATTAAAAGCTATATCTCCAACATTCCAACGCCCTGTAGTTGGCGCATTAACAGATGACCATATAATTCTTGCTGGTGTTACTGAACCAGTAAGAAAATATTCAGAAGTTATATTTTTAATTTGCCATGAAGTTCCTCCAAGAGAACATAGTTCAACATATCCTCCATTTGACAAAATAATATTTCCACCATACGGAGCTAATCCAACAAAGCTATCAGACCCGCTTGGAATAATGCTTATATTTCCACCTGTTGATCCAGTTTGAATTTTATATGTAGTATTAATGCAATTTGCAGCAAGTGGGAGTGATAAATTTTGTCCAGTAGAAGGTATTTCTGTTGCTTCAAATGTAATTCCCGCAAATATTCCAAAATTTGTTAATGTAGCAGTAGAAGAATACTTTTTACCATTAGTGTAAAATACAGTTACATTATTTGAACCATTTGTAACAAGGCAACTTTCTAGAAGAACATCAACTCCAGAATAAACAATTTGACCAAATGTATTTGGATCAACAATGTTTATGTTTTTAGTTGTTTTACCAGAAATGGTATTAATCCAAAATCCGCTAATCATTTTGGCATAAGCTCCCCTTAAATCAATTACGGAACAATTTGTAAATCTAGCATTACCAAGATTTGTTACCAATGATGAGGTTGTGCCATCAATTACAAACCCAGATAAATCTTGATTTGTAGATGCACTAGCATTTGAGCCTGGATTTAATACATTTACATTTGTGCAAATAACTTGTGGGGCTAAATTTGCATCCCAATTCGTTAGATCAACGCCTCTTCCTTGTGGATTTTCTATGGTATAGTTTGAAACTGATACAGACCCATTTATTTGATTTGAGAAAGTTCCACCAGCAAAGCGTAAGGCTGGAATATTAATAGCAGATCCATCTTGAAATGATTTTCCACCATTTACAGTTACAGAATATGTTGTATTAGAAACATTTGATTGTGCAGAGGGAACAAACAATAATCCACCACCTATATTTCCCTGTGTATAAACTCCAATAATATTAATATTTTGAGCGTAATTATTTATATTAGGCTCAACATCAATTCCTGCAAACGGGCCATTTGGTGATCCATTGCTATTTATGTATTTACCATTAAAAATTGTTACTCCATTTGCATGAGTAATTGATAATCCATTTCTGCGATTATTATTACAAACAACCCCTTCAATTAAAACATTTGTAGATGGGCCAGAAGTTGAATTATCTCCAGCAATTGTAATTCCATCAGTAGAAAAATTGTTAATATTAAAATTTCTAATAGTTACATTATCTGATCCATAAACAAAAAATGCTGCTGCATTTCCTTCAATAGAAGGATTTGCTCCAGATCGGTATCCATTAATTGTTGCCCCATTTCCATCAAACACTACATTTGTTTGATTAGATGAGTTAAAGGCCGAGGTTGTTTCATTATTTGATAAAGGAACTAAATTAATTATTACACTAGGATCAAATTGAAGAAATTGATTTGATCCAGTGGTTAATGATGAAGTTATTAAATATGTTCCAGCAGAGAATAAAAGTTTTATTCCCCTTCCACCATTGTTTGAATAAGTAGATGTTAATGCAGCTTGGATGGCTGCTGTATCATCCGTTACCCCGTCTCCTACAGCACCAAAATCCTTTACATTAACCACATCAGCAAAACGGTTAGCCAGTGTCCTTGGGGTTGTAGAACCTGTAGCAGTCACCAATGCATTATTGGGAGCGTACTGAACATCAGCAAATCTTACTAACTGACCAGTAGCACTCATGCCAATCACATTTGATACTTGCGTAGGATCGTACTGTTGCAAGTTTGGCAAATAGATCGGCAATTGATAAGAACCATCAGCTACAACAAATCTCTGACCGTTCCATGTCTGGAGACTAGGATTAGATCCGGGTACAACAGGATATTGCTGTCCACAACCACAATAGTTGTTTGAGTTGCAATTCTGATTATTGGTGTAATTCATTTAGGCGAAAGTTTGGATCATCTGTTGGTCACGGGACAACCAGCCTCGGAGATTATTCCTTAAATCGGGTCGTCTGTCAGCTATATTTTTATAATGCTTATCATTGTATTGACCAATCATCAAACACAATTGATGTGCGTCCTCTTGGAATGCTGCTTCTTCAGTTTGAGAGCCTATCTTACCATCTATAGCAATGTGAACTCCAAGGGCATTTATGGCTTGTTGTAGTATCTTGAATGCAGTTGCATAACCCTCATTCACAGCAATGTTGGCTACCTCCTCGCCTACCCCTTGAGGAAGAAGATCAGCTCTTGATTCTGACCAGTAATAGTCGTGATAGGTATCAGCTATCCATTTAGGAGTAGGATTATCAGGTAAGTGATCATACTTTTGGGTGAGGCCACAGAATGTAATCCCGGCTCCATCATGATCATCTTCCTTGAGGATGTTTCCTTGGTGATCAACAGTTGCCTCAACATTGCAAATGAACTTTAACCAAAAGGTAAATCTTGGGGTATATTTATCAGCAGAGTAATCTAGGATATCTTGAATTTTCATAGATCACGAACTCTTGGAGATGGGAATGAATCATCCTCATAACGATTATTTTCAAATGGCTTTTGGATTATCTTTGATCCTCGATTTACTGCAAAGATAGATGCTATCCAAGTAAGGCAAGCAGATGGGTTGAAATCATCATGAATGTAATTAGCAAATATTGTGTAACCAATCACAACGATAAAAGCGATTAGTAGAACAATCTCCCACACAAGGAATGAAATCCTTAAACTAGAAGGAGTACCATTAGTTTCGCTTAATAGTCCCTCTAGGAAGTTCATAGATGAGATAGCAATGCCCAAGAAGCACCGAATGCTGAAAGACCAGCACCAACTCCAATGAAGATTCCGTAAGGTGAGAACGCCATAGCAATCCTACCAATCATAAAAGTAACAAGCATTCCAATGATAGAAGAAAGGATGAAGAGGAGTTTATTGAAATGAGAGATCCTTTGTTTTAGGCTAGATATTTCCTTATCCTTTTCCTTGTTGGAATTTATAAAGAAGTCAATTTGAGATTGAAGTTTCTTGGCTAGATTAGCTTCTGTAAGCAATTGTTGTCTAATCTGATTGATATCATTCTGTGCAACCTTGATGGCCTGGTTCTTTAACGCCACAGTCTTTTGTTTCAACGCTACATCTAATTCCTTGACAGCGTTATTTGTATTGGCAATCGCTGGAGATAAATCCAGATAATTTGATTTAGGTATGCTGGCACATCCAACCAAAAGAAACGCCATTACTAATACCAGATATTTCATTTAGAGAGTTTTTTAATGCTTGCGTAGATAGCCACACAACCAGCAATAAAAGAAACAATTAAAGTAATATTCTGCAACCAAACGTGCGAATTATTAAAAAATGATACAAGTAATGTCACAAGGGATACTAAAGCACTTGTTGATGCTGTTGTTGCGTCTGGACTAGGTGATGAGGAAGGATTCATTGGGAATTTGTTGCATTAAGATTTCGACTTATTTTTACTTTTGGTGGAACAACTACCCATTTTTGATTGTCTTCATCCCAATTATATTTTTGATTATCCAATGGCATTTCTATTGGAGGAATCCATTTAAGATTCTCGTCTAGCGTCCAAGAAATATACGGCTGTGGAGCATAAAATAAGGCTCCGTTGTAATTGTATCCAACCCCAACAGATAATCCTGTTACGTCTACCCACTCTTTAGCGTTATCAAGAGAAGAAATAAAGTTAGCGTCAGCAATTATTACATTATCAACAATTCCATTAATTATGTGAGCAAAGTTTGACATATTATGAAGTATAAGTCCCACTTTGGGTAAAGGTTAAAATGGTGTTTGATCCATTTGTAGTAACAGTAGCATTTGTATAGTTTCCAGAATATTTATTGGTCGGAATAGAAAGTATGATTCCTCCAGAATTACCATCAAATCCGATGTTTCCTTGGCTCTGCGTGTTTCCACCACCACCAAAAATTCCGCTGCCAAGTCCATTTCCATCAGATCCACCACCATCAACGCCACAACCACCTCCTCCACCTGCGTAGTATTGACTAGATCCAGTGATTGAAGATAATTTAGGGTTGCCTCCATATCCTCCTAATTGATTTCCACTTCCATCAGTATATGGAATACCTCCCAAACCGCCTGCGCCGCCTCCACCACCGCCCTCATCGGATACAACCTCTGACAAACCGCCAGCAAAACCCTGACCGCTTGTTCCCAATCCAATTGATCCAGAAATTAATCCGTTAGTTCCAGCTCCTCCCCCAGATCCTCCATTAAGTCCCGAAAGATAAGGGGCAATTTCACCCGCCCCACCACCACCTCCAATTGCCGAAACCAATGATCCAGAATATGAAATTGATGAGTTTCCTCCATTAGATCCCCATGAAGAAGGTGGTTGGGCCGTGCCTCCAGCTCCTACAGCCATTGAAAATAAAGTACCAGTCGCAGTAACAGGAAATGATCCAGAGACAAAGCCTCCTGCGCCTCCACCACCAGCACCATTTCCGTCAGCAAATGAACTCCCGGCTGCGCCACCACCGCCAATTAAAAGATAGTCAATGGAATAACTTAATGAAGACCTCAAAGTTTCAATAATTCCTGACAGGGTTTGCAATTCTGTTGCCGCTGTTGAAAATGATGTTCCTACTGAATAAAAAACAATACTTGAAATTGATTTTACTACCCCCGCTGAAAATATTGTTATGTTTGCTGAATTTGGAGACCCTCCAGTTGCTCCTCCAACATTTGAAACAGATCCAGATGTTCCTTGAGCAGAGTAGTACCTAAATGCTGATGTTGAATATCTGTTTGCTCCAACAGAAGAAGGAGCGGTTGATATACTTCTTGAAGCGGGTGTTGTTTGGTTAAAACAAATAGTGGATGGGAATATATTACAATTACTATTATTAGGAGTAACTCCAGAACCGATCATTGGAGAACTAATAGTTGGTGATGCAGTATAATACAAAAACAAGTGTTTAGAAGAGTTGCTATTATTTAATGCACCAGAGTCAATATATTTTGTTAGTCCGTCACTTGTTAATCCAGAAGCAATTGAAAAATCAGATGAAACAAAATTATGGTTTACTGGATTTCCTACTATTGGAACAAAACATCCCTTATAAGCAGATCCAACACCACCAGATCCATCATTAAATCCCATCAAAAAAGCTGAAGATTCCATAGCTGGTGCTATGTTTCCTAATGCTGGATTATAAATGGCTTGAAACGCTGTATCAAATGCGGCTTGATTGGCATTTGTAATAGATGCACCTGCCGCCAGCACTCTATTGTACCAATTTAATCCCTCTGGGCTTATCCAAGTATATTTAGAGACAATCGGTATAAGGTTTAAAAACCCCGATGTCGGCTGGAATGAGGTATTAAGAATAAATCCCATAATTTATGGGAACGCTATTAAGCGTACCAGAATGAATAAGTGCAACTAGCAGATGCACCAATGTAAATCGTTCCTGTAGGGATGTAAGGAAATTGATATCCTACTCCTGGCCCAATATTAATTGAGTTCACATTCGTAAGAGTTCCGCTTGTTGTAGAAACAAACAAAACCGCTGATCCAGTAGAAGTATTCTGAATGGTCAAGGTTTGGGTTGGGGTAACTCCCAATGCTACTCCAGTTGTTGAAGTAGCAGTTCCACCACTAAAAGTAAGAACACCAACAGGAGGCTGAACTGGAATTGCTCCGCTAGGAGTAGTAGATCCAGAAGGAACAATTTGTCCCTGCAAGGCACTGAAAATCTGCCAAAGCTGTTCACTTGAAGTTGTGTCAACAAATGCAGGAAATGTAAGAGCAGTAACAGACATGGCTATAAAATTGGTAAGACACCTTGGGGGGATAGAACCCCCAAGGCATCAATAGTTTAATTACTGAAGGAAACCAACAACGTACACATCGCCCGTAATCGAACCAATGCGTCCAGCGGTATCAGCCGTAGAAGCCTCGGTAGTGAGGGATGGGTTGTAGTACGAGAACGTAGTGCTGGTCTTGGAAAGAACAGTGACAAGGCCGTTATAGGCGGCATTACCAATGCTCAAAACATTGACTTGAACTCCAGCAACCAGCCAAGAAGGAACGCTCGACACCGTGATAGTGCTGATGTTGTTGGCGGTAACACGATTGGTTGAAGCCAATTGTGGGATTGCAGCAGTCGTGACGTTGACACGAACCGATTGCGCAGAAGCAGCTCCACCAGCGGCAGAACCACTAGCAGGGTTAGGGTTAGCAACAGGGATGTTGCCAAGCACATAACCATTTCCACTTGCGGCAGTTGCCGTGAGAACCTGCTGTGAGAGGTTTCCAGTGGCATTTGGGCTGGTGCTGACGGGAGTAGCAATCAGAGTTCCAGTAGCGATATTCTCGCTAGTGGTTCCGTTGTCAATTGCAACAACAGCTGGAGTGCCGTTAGTTCCAAGTGCGTTGGTGTAAACAATGAACGAAGCGGTGGGAATAAAAGTATTCTCATCGTAGTTAATTGCTCCAAGGGTGTAAGTTCCCGTCTTGGTGAAATCGACCGATAGTGGGCCGAAACGAACCAAGGTCAGGTTATTGGGAGTGGGTTTAGGGACGGACATATAATTAGTTTTGTTTGATTAGTTAAGATTAATAGTAGCTAGGAGTGTTGTAAATGACGTTATTAAGCGTATAAGCAACATTGACCGTTTCAGATGAAGGAGCAATAGTAATAGCACTCTGAAGTGGGCCACTACCATTAAGGTTAAATGCACCAGTAATCGTAACACCGCCAACTACAGCAGTACCACCACCGCTAGTCGAGATCGACCAGGTAAGGGCACTTGTAGGGATGGTGAACGATGTTCCAGTTGTTACCGCAACAAAGTAGGGTGTCAACGGTTGCCCGTACCCTGCGTATAGCAGGGCAGGGGCGTTGAGGACACTCGACGGGCCGTAATTTGCGTTATTAAGTGACATCGTGTGTTTACCTTATTGATTAGATAGGCTGGCTAACAGTGCTGTTGCAAGCGTAGCAATCAGGGGTGTATTGAGGGGCATAGTTCGGCGAGAGTGTGCAAGCCGCAGGGATCACCAACTGTGCATTGTTCAACCTGTGAAGGATTGAGTGCATCAGAGTAGGATCTTGGAACTGCATACCCATACGGAACTGGTTCCAGAAGAAACCTTGGTCACGCTTGATGTTGCACTCCCAATCTGGGTTCTTCCACTCCCAATCACCAGCATAGTTCTGGGTCATGCCTTGGGCTTCTCCAATACCACTCTGTGATGGGCTGATCCACTTAATCATTGCCTTGTTGACCCAAGGATTCGTGATACCGAAATCAGCATACTGGAAGGCTGGATTCTGGATGTATTTGCAACCTAATTCCGTCGTGACGGGGTAGTAAGGAAGCACACGCACCAGACGAGGCCATGTCGTAGGATCATTCACGTTGAACGTAGGAAGGGAAGCGTTGTACACCCAATCCACGTTTAAGCGAACACCATTGATGTCGTTACAGAAAGCGTAGTTACCGATGACACGATCAATACCCAAAGAGTACTGAAGCTGCTTGTCATCAAAGTCACTAACGCTCTCCCACCATCCACCAGACTGCTTGGCATACTGCCAGAGCTGACGAAGGACACGGGCATCAGGAACAATGATCTCAAGGAGAGGGCGACCAGCGGCCTCGCTTACGTCGAGACGATAGGCATCATCTTCACGCTGAAGGTTGATGAGGATATCATCAAGGGTATCAAGTGAGAGAAGACCGATGTTGTTAAGGCTGGAAGCTGCCATCTTAACATAGACATAGCCCATGTTGAAGCTGCCTTCATTCGTTCCCTCAAAGGGCTGAACGATAAACATCTGATCATCAGGAGTGGCACAAGAAACAAGGCTCTGACCATTGGAGATAGGAATCCACTTGTGACCAGCACCACCGATCCAGTTAGAACGAGCAAACTCTTCATGCACGTTTTTCGTGATGTTGACGTTTGTTGCCATGATATGATCCATCTCCTCTTGAGGGAAGAGACGATACATGAAATCGGTAAGCTGATACCAATCGGTTCGCATTGCCTTGGTGAAAAGGCTGAAGCTATAGGATTCTGTACCGGGGTGAGCAATCGTCTCAAACTGAACGTCATCTGCGTTCTGGATGCAACGACCTGATTGAACTTGCTCCCAAGGCTGATTTGGGTTATACCATCCACGACCAAAACGGAATGCCTTCATTGTGGGAAGGGTATTCAGAGGCCAAGTTTCAGTTTCAAGACGACCATAATAGATCGAGTTAATCGCCATCTTCTTGATGAAGAATGGATTGTAGTATGTACGAGCCTCTCTAAAGAGGGTATCCACATCCTGACAGGATGAGAATGTTACGCCATTTTGTGCGGCCATAATTTTAAGTTTTTGGGTTTATATGTTTGTCCCAAAAAGGATTGCTCCCCCTTGGAACATGGTTAGTGTTTGTTTGGGTTTGCAACCTGGCAACCATTGCGGGTCTTTTTTAACCAACCCACTACTCTTTAGTTTGGCAACCTGCTTTTTATTTATGTCTGACGCTATCAGACTCGTTGCTTCCACCAAGAGCAGTTGGTTAATTAAAACCGACCATTCCAGTTAAAATGTCTAAACAAGCTATTAGTGTTTTTCTAATAGCTCGTCAACACATTATTTATCTATTTCTAAATTTAGCAAAAAGTGATGCTGGTGTTCGCTCTTCAGCTTCCGTTGCTTTGCCAGCAGATGAAGATCCAATGTTGCCATCTCCAGTAGATGAACCACGCATTTTCTTGATGGTTTCTTTGAGTTCAGAGTTTTCTTTTTCAAGAGCAAATGAATAGGCTTTAGCTTTTTTAAAACTTGCTCCCTGCATAAGAACACGGGTGATTTGTTCTGGAGCGTAGTTGCTATTTTCACGCAATGCTGCTTCAGCAATCATCTCATCTTCCGTTGTATCATCATCAATCTTTTGTGATGCAATAATCTTTGCAATCTCCTCTGGATACTTAATTGAATCTTGGAGTGATTGTTTGGCTTGAGTAAGAGCATCCTGCCAGCGTTTGCCAATTTGGGATTTGGTCATGGTTGTGCGACGATTCTTTTCTTCGTCTGCTTGTGCTTTAGTTACTTCCCAATTTTGGAGTGCTTGGATTCGATTCTCAACCTTACCAAGAACATCATAAGCCGTAGTATTAAATTTAGCCTGTTCCATAGGAGAAAGATTCTCGTAGATGGAATTAAGAGTTTGTTTGGAAATCTCACGCTGTCTGGATCGCTCGTTCTGATCTCCCGTACGAAGTGATGTCTCATAAGCGGCAACTGCTTTTTCAAACTCCATTAAATAGTTTGGGTCTTCACCAAGAATCATTTTGATCTGATTATATCCAGTAAGGATTGGAGCATCATAAGTTTCTTTAAAGATTGAATCAGCGGGCAGATTAAGGAATGCATTAGCTTTGCGAAGCTCTTCCAAATCGTTTGATAAAGTTTCTTCACGTTCTTGCTTTTCCTTGATTGCCAACTCCAATTCTTTCTGAAGTTTATCAACCTGTTTCTTCGTTTCAGAGTCATCAATTTTTGCTCGTAGCTCTTCAACTTCTGCTTTGGATTTCTCATAGTCAGCAACCTTGGCCTTGAGTTCAGCGGCTTCTTTAGAAAGCTGTTCATTGGTTTGCTTGAGGGATTTGATATATCCCGGCTTCTTCTCATCATCAACCGATGATGCCTTGATCTCTGGTTCTGGCCTGTTTTCTTCAATGTCACGCCTAGCTTGTTTTGATTCATCAATTTTTTCTTGATGAGCTTCAGCATCTTCTGCTTGTTTTGAACCAAACTTACGGAACAAATCTTCTGGAGTTCCCTTTGGTGCTTCTTTGATTTCTGATTTGAAGAAAGAATCTGCTTGCTTTACAGCAGCATCCCTTGCGGCTTTATCAGCAATAGATGCGGCAGTAAGGTTAGGATTGAGCGTAGGATCGTTTGTTGGTTCGGACATGGTGTTGTGTGGTTGTTATTTGCGGAGGTTGATTTCTTCTGGTGTGAGTGAATCATCAAGATCGGGATCAAGATCCAAATCATGTGTGCTTACTTTTGCTATTTTGGGACGTTCTATTGTCTCAAATTTGTTATCATCAGCTTCCGTTGCCCATTCTTGGAGAGCCTTGAATACTGAAACAACTGTTGCGTGATCTTTGGCTACAAGATCCTCGTAAATTGCTGTCTTTAACTCGCTGTATCGTTTGTCATTAACAATTGATGCCGCTAGATTTAATACGTTTTTATTATCCATGATAACTTATTACTTTTTGTTGTTTTAATTGTTTTAAGTTAAATGGGAATCCACCTTCAATATTAAAAAATGATAAAACCCAGTTTCTAAAATGTTGAATTTGCAATGCTAAATCAAATAACCAAAAAAGATCGTATTTAGCAATTGCTTGTTCTTTATCATCTGACCAATAAATCGGACAAAATAAAAACCACCCTTCATGTGATACAATTATAGATTCTTTTTTATCATCCATTTTCGTTGCCTGTGTTGGGGTTTTGCGTGGTTATGGCTTCTTGCTGTGCGATAGCGGCTTGTTGAGCTGCCATGTCTTGAGAGTTCTGTTGTTCATTGTGATCCAACTCCTGCTCATGTTGGTCTTCCATGACTTTAGCATTCTGTGATGCCTTTGCTCGGTGGATCTGGATGTCATTAGCGGCCTTTGCCCTCTTGATTGCAAGGTCGGTAGATGCTTTTTCCATGTGCATTGCATCGTGCAACTTGGCTTTCTGTGCCATTGCAGCCAGCTTAATGTTCTCTTTCTTCTGGAGGAAGTCAGTCTGCATGGACTCTTTGGCAACCAGAGCGTGAAGTTTGATTTGCTCTGGTGACATATTCTGGGACTGATCACCTTGAGATTGCTGTTTGGCTTGCTCAATCTGTCCAAGCTGACTACCAAGCTCATCAACACCACGCTGAAGCTGTTGCATTTGCTGACCAAATTGTTGTGCAATCTGCTTTTTGGAAGGATCTTTCTGGATGAATCCAAGGTGGGCAACAAGATGCGGCCCCTTGAATCGCATGAGACAAGCATAGATGTCTTTAATAAGCTCAATAGCCTCTTCAGAAACCCCGCCAGCAGCTTGACCACGGATAGGTGCTTGTGGATTAACCCCTGCACTTTGGAGAGCCTGTTGGGCTTCCTGCATTGATACAGCAGCATCTTGGATGTGGCCCTTGAAATGTTCCACATGGTTCTGATCTGGATATACCCGGAAGTTTGCGGCATTTCCTTTAGGATCAGTCATTCCAATGTTCTCCATTGAGATGATTCCTTGTTCATCAGGAATCTCAACCTTGGTATGCTGGAAGTAACGATTAACATTTTGACGACCATTGAGTGCGGCAATGGCATCAGCAATAGCATTAGCCTGACCATCGTTAATAGGGGTCATTCCCGTGAGTGAAACAGTCTGTTGTGCCGCCATCAGCTTATAAGATGGGCTTCCAGAGCCAGAAAGCATATTGGATTCAAAGTTCTCAATGTTCTCCCACTTCCATGCTTCTTTTGGAACGCCATTCTCATTCATGAAATCTACAAACTTCTCTTTGAGTTTATAACCATACCCGCCCTTGGTTGTGCGACTCATGCGTTTATAAAGCATCTTTAGCCAACGAGTCTGGTTGTCATTGAATCGACGAATCTGGGTTCCTTGGAGTTTGGCAGATTCAGCGGCATCAAGTTCTGCCTCACCCTTTGTGCGTTGCTTTCCACCTCTTTGAGAATTTCCAATATTGTATGCACCAATACCACGATACATATCTTGCTGATACATCTGCATCCCTGCAAACAACTCACCAAGAGGAACGCTCAAATTAACTTGGGCTGGCTCAACATCTTGGGGAAGGATCATCCAGGGCTGCCACTCCATTTGCTTTAACTTCTTTGTAGATTCAGCAGAACCTCCTTTAAGCATCAAACGAGTTGACCAATCCATTGAATCAAAAGCACGATTCATGTGGATGTCGTAAGCTCGGCATTGGATAAAGATAGCTTCAGCTAGACCCTGGATCTCATGCCAAATACCAGAACCCGTAGAGTCAGTCATTGGGGCAATGATATCTTCCCAACCATCGCCATCCTTTTCTACCCAATCTTTTTTGTAATAAAGGAATCCCGTCTGATCACGATACTCTTCTTCGCTTAAATCTTTACGTCCATTTTCTTTATACCCAAGAACAAGTCCCCCGTAGTTTTGGAGCAAGAGCATCTTTGAAATAGATCCGTTAAACTCCATAATGTAGAGTTCATACAACTCAATGCGAAGTGTGTAGAGGCGAGAAAGATTAAGGTTTCCAGAAGCTACATCACGCAACCATTCCGTATTTGTATAAGTATTGCGGTAGTTTGTGGTGAACATTCGGAGTGCATCCACGCAAGCCCAGAAGTTCCAACCCATATCGGTAGCGTGTGCCTGTGCTTTTACTGGATCTTCCTCCCCGCCGGTAATCTTGAGCCAGAACTCAAGGGGTGTGTAGCTACGTTTAATGCACATCTCCCCCAAGTTCGTGAGATCCGCATACGTTTTATCTGGAATTAACACATTAGAATTATGAAAGCTCTTTGTAGGCCATCCATCTCGGTCTTCCGCAATCTCGAACCCTTTTCCATAAAGGCTCATCTCCTCAACATCCAACTCAACATTGTAATTGTAGGAAGTCCAAGAACGAAGCATTCGATCAAATCCAATACTGATTAAGTCACTCCATTGTTTCTTTTCAGTTGGATTTCCAATCTTGGTAACAATGTTCGCAGCAGTGTTTCGCTCCATAACCATATCCACAAATGAGGATTTTTGGTTATCAACAATGAATTTCATCTGTCGGAATGGCACATTGCTCATTCCTGACAACTGGCGAGAAGCTACTTGGCTATAATCCGTAGGGGGAAAACCCTTATAACATTTGTAAATCCTTCCCCACTTACGTTCACGACCAGCATTATCAAGGCGAAGGTTCCAACAAATTGTAAACGCATCATTTGCCGTTTGGACTCGGCTAGTAGGAGCTACGCCATTGGAGTTGATGGTATTAAAACCCCAACTTGATACTCCCTCACGATTTACAATCTTTTTTGTTTTTGCCATTTTAACCTAAAGTTTGATTCATTGCTTGTCTGCGTTTCTGACAAGAGGTGCAACCTTTTGCGGTTTTTTCAAGGTTGGCGTTAATGCCAAGGCTTGCCGCAACACGATCACCAAGGTTTGCGAAGCTATGAATTACATTCGCTACCTTGTCGCCAGCCTCTTGCCAACAATATTGACCAGCAATCCTGCCACAAATTTGTTGTTCAATCAAGTAATCTAAATTATCTGGCACTTGGACATTGTTATTTTGCATATCTGACTTCACTTTATTTGTGAAGGATGCCCCATAAGTAAGCTCCATTCCATTTACACGATACTTTGTTCCCTTGTCGTCGCTATACTCATACCAAAGTCCCGATGGGATTGGCCCGTTACGATCCTTTAATCTCATGTTGCGTAAATGATTTGCATTCTTTTTATAAATTTGTCAATTCTTATTGCACATGATTTATAACGGTCTTTGTCTGGACACACCAAAAGACACTACATACGGCATTCCATATTTTGAGAGTAGCCCCCAATTCATTAGGGAATTAATGGCATACGTTTATACCCGTGGTGAATTTGGTAGGCGTGAAAGGATCAAACGAGGGATCAGGATTGAAGATACTGACCTAAAGAATCCCACACAGCACATGATCAATTGCTTTAATTTGATTTATGGCAATGATGTTTTGCTCCAATCCCAAGGAATACCCAACAACTATGCCTTGGATATTATAGATTTGTTCTGTAATGAAAACGATTGGGGTATTGCGGGGTGTGCATCCAGCGGAAAAACCTTTTCTGTTGCCGCTTGCATTGTAATTGATTGGCTTTGCGCCCCAAATGTTACCTCAACCTATGTAGCTTCTACCTCTTTGGATGCTTCAGAAGACCGATTATGGGGTAAGGTTTGCACCCTTTACAGGATTGCAATGCGTAACATCCAAGCCCAATACAAGGGAGCAACCATTGGAAATTTGGTTGAATATCGTAGAATGATTGTTTTTGAGAGCATTGATACCAAAGATACTGAACGAGACTATACAAATGCCATAAAAGCATTGGCATTCCCTAAAGGTGGAGAAGGAAAGCGAGCCGTTGAGAATACAAGAGGTCGCAAGAATGCCAGAATGAGGTTGTTTTTGGATGAGTTGGCAGAAATGGATCTCTACGCATTGGATACCAGGGTAAACCTTGGAGCAAATCCTGATTTCATTTTTGGGGGGATGGCAAATCCTGCTGCTACTGCCAATAACCCTCATACAGAGTTGTGCCAGCCTGATGATCCTATGGAATGGGAGTCAGTTACACGCTATACAAAGAAGTGGAGGACTCGCACAGGGGTTGCATTACACCTTTCTGGAGAAGATAGCCCAAACTTTAAGCTACCTGATGCCGAAATACCTCCCTTTGATCGCTTTCTTACCATCCAAGGAGAAGCAAATACCCTAAAACGATGCTACGGGAACAAAAATGCCCTTGAGTATTGGAGAAATGTCTATGGATGGTGGCCCGATAACTCTGTTGAGCTTACAATCTTCTCAAAAGCCTTTATCCAAGGGTGCAATTTAAACTATGAACCTATTTGGAGTGGGAGAACCAAGGTGGTTTGTGGATTTGACCCGGCATTTACCGCTGGTGGAGATAGATGTGCGGCTACTTTTTGTCGCATGGGACAGAATGATACAGGAAGGAGTATAGGTTTTTACCTTGGAACTAGAGAATACTCCTCATCTGTGGGTGATGTCTTTGAAGAATCCATAGCAATCCAGTTGGTTAAAGATTGTATTGAATATGGAGTCCATCCAAGGGACTTTGGATTGGATATTTCTGGTGATGGAGGAAAGATGATGAGGGCAATTATCATTGAGTGGAGCAAATACCATCCAGAGGCAATGTTCTTATTCCCTATTTCCTCAATGGGGATGCCCACGGATCGAAAGATTAGCAACTTGGATCAAAGAACCTGTAAAGAAGCATACGATAGGCTTGTTACCGAATATTGGTTTGCTGTTCATACTGCTATGTCAACAAGAAGTTTAGTTGGCATTGATGTGGATAAACATGGGATAATGATAAACGAACTTTGCAGTCGTCTTTATACCCACAAGGGCAGGAAAGTTGCGGTTGAGAAGAAGCTCGACATGAAGCATCGCTTAAAGAAGTCACCCGATTTGGCTGACTCTTTTACTTATGCAGTTCAGATGCTACGAAAGGCAGGATTAGAGTTTAATTTTGAGGAAGAGACAGTTTCCTTGGACATTCAAGAAATAAGCGACTGGGAGAACAAATTAATCCACAGCAAAAACAATGTGGAGGAAGAGCAGATGGAAGAAGATTGGGGGTATGGCGGCAGGGGCGTGGATGACGATGGATTTTAATTAGTAGATGACCTTGCCCCCTATCTCGCAGGAAATACCCAATGGGTATTTGTCAGGGGCAAGGAACCTTTGAAGAAACTCAAGTGCCGATTTCCCTTGTTTCTGCGACTCAAGGGGAGAAGGCGATCAAGAGTATAGGAACTACGGTATCCCTTAAGCTCCAAACAAAATATATTGTTGACAGCTTGATCAGTCAATGGCAAAGTCATTGCATTCTGAATGTGACAGCATTCTAAACAAACTTTCATCCAAAAAGAAAGGGCCGTTAAAGTGCTGTCACACTTGGCGGCCCTTGTCCGTTATAGCAAGTGAGGCTAAATACGAATGCGTACCGTGTAAGCCAACAACTCGGCTTTGGAGAATCAAAACTCCCTACCCGATTGAAAGGAGAGGAAATACACTGCTTGCAGATTTCTCGGTAGGCAGTAATTTCTTTTCTTTTCTGACAGGCTTTCCTACTTGATGGTGGGGGGATCAGGGGGGGAGTTTCCTTTACTCTTTTGTATTTCTTTAGCCTGTGGAGTATTGACTTGAAACTTGACTTAAAGAATACTTACCAACCAGATGCTCTTCCTCTTTAAATGGTTTGTAGGCTGTGTTGCTTACTGGAATGGTTATTGTCCAGAATGCTTATCTGATTTTAAAGATACCAATAAAAGTCCTTGCCATGTCTGTAATGTTCTGGGCTATATCAAACCCAATAGAGTCTGGAATAGATTCTCAACCAAAACAACCAATGAATAAAAGCGGCATTCATATTAAAGAAAGTCACAAAGGTAGATTCACTGCTGTCAAAAAAAAGACTGGTAAAACTACCGCTGAACTAAAGCACAGTAAATCTCCTGCTGTTAGAAAAATGGCTACATTTGCGGCTAATGCTGCAAAGTGGAAAAAGAAATAACCATAATGAACGCTGAACAAGATGCTTTTGAAATTTGGTCAAAAGCTGGTTCTAATGGTTTACAAAAATATAAGGTTGGTCAAGTAGAGCATAAGACTCAATTCTGGACTGCCGGGGCTGGATGGTATGCAGAGAATCTTCGTGATGAGCAGTTGGATCTAATTAGCTACAATCACCACTTGATTGAACGCCTTAAATCCATGCAGACTCTTGCAGAGATGATGGAAGATGAGGAAGTCTCATTGAGGGATGCGGCTATTATTTTAAAAGAGCTGTCATCAAGTCACCCCCCAAAACCATATTCCCATCAATCTAATGACTAAAAAACAAAAGCCACTTGGAGTTGTCATTGTAAGTGATCTCCATTGTGGTTCTACTGTTGGGTTGTGGCCTGATGGTCATGAGACATCTACTGGCAACACAATTGGATTAGGAAATAATCTCCACCAACAATGGTTGTGGCAATGTTGGCAGGACAAGGATAAAAAGATTGCTAATCATTTTAAAGACACCCCGTTTGCTTTGGTCATCAATGGCGATTGTATTGAGGGTCGCCATCATGGTTCATCTGAAATTGTTGCTGCTCTTAATTTGGATCATACTCTTGCCGCTATTGAGTGTTTACGACCTCTGGCTAAAATGGCTTGTGCGGTTTATATGACTGCTGGAACAGAATGCCATGTTGGTGATTGGGAAAAGATGATTGCTAGAGAAATAGGAGCAACTTGGCTAGGTGACAAGGGACTGCTTGAAATTAACGGAACGCTCATTGATATTGCCCACCATATGCCGACGAGTTCTAGGGCATACCTTGAGGCAGGAGCGATGTCTATAACAATGGGCAATGCTCGCCAGAATTACTCCCGTGTAGGTCATAAGGTTCCAAAGATATATTTACGAGGCCATCGACACACGGGAGGAATCTTTAACGATGGATCTGGAATCTTTATGGTAACTCCAGCTTGGCAGTTGCTGACTAAATACGCTCACAAGGTTGTTGGAGATGCAATATGTCGTCCCGGTGTAGGAATCATAGATTGGAGGGGATGTGACAAAGGAGAATTACCATCAACCAAGATTATATCTTATGAGCCAAAAGAAACTAAACCCATCCTCGGCTGATTTAAGAAAAAGCATCCTTGATACCATTGGTCAAACAATGGGATCAGAGGTTCCAAGGGAAGAGGATTTTGATAATACGGAATGGGTTACTTCTAAACGAATGTCACAGCATCTAAATATATCTGAAGATGCTGCATCAAAGCGTTTAAAACGTGCTTTTAAAAGGGGTGAATTAGAAATGAAAACCATCAGGTGTATGTGTGGTAGCGCAAATACAAATCTCAATCTCTACAAAATGCCTGATGAAATTACCAGGGCGTATTAAGATTGAGGATAGGAAGCTAGGTAGAGAACGAAATGATGGTCAGGCTATCTTTGCTGATAAGCTAATTGAAATAGACCCAAGACTAAAAAGTAAAAAACGACTCAATATTGTTTTACACGAAGGGATACACATCCTTGACCCTAACCTTCCAGAATTGAAAGTAAGAGCTTATGCCAATCGTCTAGCCGATCTCCTTTGGCGTGACCGATGGAGAAGACTAGAAAAGTAATTATTAGTATTGCAAGATACTACCCTGATGGTGTGCAATGAGTTGGAGGATAGCCTTACCCTCGTCGGTAGCTATATGGCCTGTGCCTTGGCACTTCCAGCATGGTTCACCCAAGCCTTCATCATACCAATCACTTCCAGTTCCACCACACTCATCACAAGCCCTTTCAAGGTTGTTCTTGGAGAATATGTTTTTCATACATTGCAAGCACTAGACGAATTTTTTCTAAATACAAGCATTTTTATTTATAAATGAAATTACAGGATGAAGCATTTGAGGAAGCAAAAAGATTAGCCGCATTGGGCGAGGACTTTAGTGTGCTTGCCGGGGTTATAAATCCAGAGCAACGGATGAGGTTGAGGGCATTCATTTATAACTTGCCAGATGATGTGGCTAAAAAAACAATCTATGGCAGGGTTGCTTTATCCCAACAAACAGCTCCCTCAAAATCTAGGGGCCGTCCTCGGAAAAAATAAGCCCATACTCTAATTTAGAAAGATAATTATTAGCCTATACCCTTTGGTGTAATGGTAGCACCGCAGATTTTGGCTCTGTGGGTCATGGTTCGAGTCCATGAGGGGTAGCCAATTCCTTGACAGATATTTAGAAGTGAATAGGATTTATATTGATGGAGGCATTGAGGGGGTTCTTTACGCCGTGAAATTCGGATCGGAACTAGCGACCTGAACCTCCATCTCCATTTTTTCATGAATACATCAATCGACACCGATGCCGTAATTCTAGGAATGGCTACTGGCATAATCCTAGTCGTCCTAAAAGATTTTATCAATAAATTCAGAGACAAATGATATCTACCACTCAAAAGTAGTATTTCATGATTACTGCTCCTGTGTAGTAGATCGTAGACATCCGCATTTTGTAAACGATACCTTACAAAAAAGACGATTATTTGTTAAGTATGGTTACACTTGCGGAGATTACCCGATTATTCACCGCATTATACCCGATCAAGCCGCACACCAATAATTAACAACCTTGCATAAAATCCGAGACACAGTTTCGGAAATTCACCCACCCGATAAAGACACAACCCTCCTCCTAACTCGTAACAGAAGTCGAGTTAAGGCATTTCCAAAGGGAAACATTCGTCTATTTTGGCGAGTTAAGAATCACCGAACTACTAATTATAAACGGCCCTTGAGCCGATTGAGCCATTTTTGAGCCCGTTTTAGTAGTTGATTACCTATATGTTCAAAGATCCTTGTTTTTTAAACATGAACCTATGGATATGGATGCTTAATCAACACATGGCTTATGGATGCCAAATTTCTCGTTATGCCACATCCTCAACTGGCTACTATTAAAATGCTTTATAGACCCTCCCTCGCTTAAACAAACAGTCCACACATCATGCTCAAACATCCCACCACTCTCTACATAGATAGCATGCCCATCTCCCATAGGCGTAACCACAGGTATAGGTTTACTAAATTCGTGGATCATTCTACTTGAGGAACGTCAGCTTATAAATCGTCGAGTCAATCAAAGCCGCAATCTCATCCACCAAGTTCTGAATCTCCGAAGCATCTCCCAATACATAACGCTCTTCCTCAACCAGAATCTTCAAAAACATCACAAAATCCAAAGCATCCTTATACTCACTCAACTCTACCACCTGATCGGGATACTCAATCAACTCCCCATGCCTTCCCTGATAAGCCTCAATCACACTATCCACCAGATCAGGCAAGTCAGAATAAAAGGTATTCAATGCCTTATGCTCCGCATAGCTCCGACTCTGCAAGTGAAACACATGACCAATCGTAGCAGCATTCAGTAACGTAATAAGTAGATCGCCTTTGTCCATAGTTCCAAAACTATAACCACTCCCATCACCTCGTCAAGCATCTATACAATACATTTCACTTCCTGCAATCCAATGTGTATGAAAAGAAACTAAAAGAAGGGAAAGTTTCCAGATACTGATATTTTTTCATTGGGGAGTATCGTATACGACCGCCCCCACGCTAGGCGTGCATACCCTACCCCACCACCCGAAGAGATTCCTTAAAAGCATTCTTTTATCATCACCCCTCCCCGGCTTTTATCCTGGCTTCCGGCTTGCCTAGTCCGCTGGCAGGATCTCGGCTTCAATGACTCGTGCTTGTGCTGGCATAGCTGGCAACGTGCCGGGCTGATTACTGAACAGACTCACGATAGCCAAGAAGGGATTGACTATCTCGCTACCTGCTCGGTCGGCGTAGTTATCGCCAGCCATCTTGTTGTCTATGTTAATGGCTTCCAATTTGCTAGGCAATTTGATAACCTTTTTAATGTTACCGGCGGGATCAACTTCTGTGCGGGCCTCTTGGATCAAATGACCAGGTAAATCAGGATCGAGTGGATTAGCTCGAACGGTTGCAGCCAGGAAGGCTCGCTTTTCTGCTACAGATAATGCGTCTTTCAGAAAGGAAGATTCTTGCAACGTCTTGATATAGGTCAAGACTCGTTCATCGTTTTCCAGTTTACAAGCTGCCGATCCTGCTTGAGTTATGTCTTTAGCTTTATAGCCTGCTTGAAGGTAGGATTGTGCTTTATTGTTACCCTTTGCTCGAAGGGTGCAATAGGCTAGTTGGCGAGCGTTTAGACTGCTAGGTAAGGTTGCTTGGTTTTTAGGGATCATTAACCTGATCTTTACCTACTCTCTCCTTCATAGTCAACCTTCCCTTGTTCACCCCCTCGTTGTTTTGATGATCCCTATCGTGCGAGGCGAAGCCGGGAGACAGTGATTCTGATCGTAATCAGTGATGGACGTTCTCAGATTGGAGGCGTTAAGAAGAAGAGAGGACAATCTCTGAACCTATATACTCTAGAGTGCAACCTATATAAAGAAGTGGCTTCGCCGAATTGAGTATAATGATCCGTCAGAAAACGTGTCAACACTATTTTATCAACTCCATGAAAAAAAAGATGACCTACCCAATAAAAATATCTTGCAAGGTTCTTGCAATGTGGTATCTTGTTCTCAGTGATTGACAACAGAACCGCTTAAATACTGGCCCTGGAAGCGATCACAATCAACACCAACAACAAAAAAAACATGAGCACAACAACACAACAGACAGAAAAAGAAGAAATTGATTTCAGTATCTTTCA